TTAAACTTGAATCTTATGCAGATAGACTTTTGATTTTTAAGAAGAGAAAGTTAGAACTTATGAATATTTCTCAAGAATTAGAATTTGTAGAAGATATATTTATGCATAAGGGAGTATCTCATCCTGCTGCTACATGCAAGACTGACTTTGGTATAGCATGGGTTAATAAGCAAGGATGCTATCTATATGATGGACAGAAAGTAACTAACTTGCTTGAAAAAGGTGGTAGGCAGATAATAAAAGAAAGTGATTGGGATACATTTACTACTAATGAACCTATGATTGGCTATATTCCAAAGAAAAGACAGCTTCTTGTTGTAGATGATAATAGTACAACTGGTACTGGTAAGACATTTTTATATGATTTAGTAACACAATCTTGGGTTAAAGGGGCAGATGCTACTATTACAAGCCAAGCTTTAACAAATTTTGTGACAGATTGGAATGGTGATTTAGTATATGCACATACTAGCGATACAGGCACTTTTGTTAAGTGGGATGATGCTTCTGATAGTAGTACGGCTGTAGATATAAAAACTAAAGATATAGATTTTGGACAACCAGGACAGATTAAAAGAATATATAAATTTTATGTTACACATAGAGGTAGTGCTAGTAATATTCAACTATCTTATGCTAAAGATGGAGATCAAGATACATATACTGAAGCTGGTTCTGAACTGCCAGTAACCTCTGCTGTAACTGATTGGGTTACTACGGCAATTACACCTACTGCATTTAGTTGTAATTCAGTACGTTTAAGACTATTTAGTGATGGAACTACGCCAGCTAATTTTGAGATTAATGATATCACTATAGTATATAGATTAAAAGGTGCTAGATAATGAGAAGACAGGAAAGGATAGCTTTACATAAGAAGCAGGAAAGATTACAAATGAAATCTGGAGTACCGATGGTTTCTGAATTAAAA